GCCGATTAGCGGTGTTGATAAAATCAACTTGGGATTGAAGGCGATGCTCGCGAAGAGCTAGGCTTGAAATCGCCAATGATTTCTGATAAAGTAAGTCACTTGTGATTTACTGAATCAGAAATCCAATAACGAAAAGGAATTAGAAATGCCATTGTTAAAAGCAGAAGCCGAGAAACTGAGTAATGACCAGTTAGTTTCAGGTGTAATTGACCAAATCATCGACCGTGATGATTTATTTGACGTACTGCCTTTTACCTATGTTGTAGGTAAAGCGTATGTGTATAACCGTGAAAACACTCTGGGCGGTGCGGATTTCTTGGATCCAAACGACACAGTGAATGAAAGCGCGGCAACTTTCACCGAAGTAGTTTCTAAACTTCGCGTGTTAGCTGGTGACGTTGATGTGGACAAGTTCTTAGATGCAACTATGTCTGACACGACTGACCAAACAGCCGAGCAAATCGCTAAGAAAGCAAAAGCAGTGGCACGTAAGTTCCACCAGACTTTGGCTTTGGGTAACGCGACAAGCAACCCGAAAGAGTTTGATGGCTTGTCACAATTAGCTGTTCAAGCTGGTGGTTCACAAACCGTATCAGCCGGTACTAACGGCGGCGCGTTGACATTAGCAATGCTGGACGAATTGTGTGATGCAGTTCCAAACGGTGCTGACGTGTTGGTGATGCGCCGTGGCACTATCCGTGCGTTCCGTACATTGTTACGCGCAACATACGGCACTGATGCTGTATTGCAACAAGGTAAGAACTTTGATGGCCGTCCAATGCTGACACACAACGGCATTCCAGTCATCATGAACGAGTTCTTGGCTGCTGATGAAGCTCAAGGTACTGCGCCTGCTACAACTTCTGTTTACGCTCTGCTTTTGAACGAGTTGGACGGCTTGGATGGTATCTGGGGTGGTGAGAACGCTGGTATCTCTGTTGAGAACATCGGCACTGTGCAGAACAAAGATGCGACGCGCTACCGCTTGAAATGGTACGTTGGTGTAGCTTTGAAATCTACACGTTCAATCGGCCGCTTAAAAGGTGTTACAAACATTTAATCGGTAAAGTAAGTCACTCGTGAACTATGAGGGCGGGCGGGGATTCTCGCTCGCCCTTTTCACATTTGGAGAAAAAGATGAAATTGAAGTTAGTACAAAAGGGTTACGAAAACATGACGGGTTATCTCGGCATGACTTTGTTCCAAGATGGCTTAAGTGTGAATGACGTTCCGTTACGTGAAGCTCGCAATCTAGGTATGGCAATCAAAGTTGAATACGAAGATGGCTCTGATCCAAACCCTGCGCAGAATTTGCTCAACAGCATGCACAACAAAGCTGGTGAAGTGGTTGCGCCATTAGGTGATTCAGAAACTAAATCCCCAGTAAGCGACAAAGAGGTTGATGCCGGTGGCGCTGATAAGGTTGTTGAGGCTGCCAAACCTGCTGGCGAACATACTCAAGAAAGCCTTGAAGCTGTAGCTGACAAAGATGGTATCAAAGGTCTTCGCGCAATCGCTGATAAGTTTGAAGTTAAAGGCACATCAATTGCGGAATTGATTCGCGAAATCCTAGAAGCGCAAGCTAAATAAGTTTTGGAACAAAAAAATGAATACATACATCGATGGCACAGCAATACAGTTAGAAATTGACCTAGTAAACAGTCAAGGCATTCCAGTGGACGCGACTGCCGTCGAGTATTCAATTACAGACGGCAAGAACGTTGAAAAGTTGGCGCGACAACCTTTGAGCGGTTTTGTGGCAGGCTCGTCAGTGACAATCGAGATTGATGCTGGCATAAACACCATGACGCCTATTGGTGATTTGAATGATGAAGATACGGTGGTGCAAATGCGCGAGCCGCGAGTTATTAATCTGTTTTTAACGACAGATGATGGCCAGGTCATTCAGCAAGAGATTTACGGACTAGAGCGCCTTGATACGCTTATCGAGGGTTATAACAGCATGCAGAGCTACGCAGAGGCGCTAATGAACGCGCTTAACTTCGTGGGTCTCGATGGTTGGAATAACGCAACTAAAGCCGAGCGCATTTCAGCAATGCTGGCAGCCGGTAGTCGTATTCGCAATATCGTATTCCGTTTTGACGCGGACGACATGAATCGCGTGAGCTACAACCTGATGCCAGCTTCGCGTTTGCGAGATATCGGCAAAGCTGAGTATTTGGGCTTAGATAGCAAATTCAAAGAAGACGTGACGTTTGCGCAAATTCTTGAAGCTAACTCAATCCTAGATACAGACGAAACATTGCAGTATATCCAAGATGGCGTGACCTCAGTCCGTATCGGGGAGACCGAGCAGACATTCAAACAAGTGAAACCAATCACTGAGCCGCTGTGTAAAGAAGCGATGAAATACATTCGCCAATACATGCGCTCGACCATGAATATAAGCAGAGCATAATGGACAAAGACCAATTTGCGGGGCTGATTCAAAGTCAGTTCACCATGTACGAAGGCACGGTTAACGGTATTTACTGGCAAGCGATTCGTGATAACAAATCGGGCTGGCTTGGTTTGACTAAAACCAACTACAGCGCTTTGTTGAGCAGAGCCTCAAATACGTTCTTACGCAGTGTTGAAAATCTAGCTGACCTGCATGTTCAAACGCTAAAAGGCGAAGCGCGTGAAAACGCTATGCTATTCAAGGGTGGTTTTATTCAAACCATCATGAATACGGTCGAGCATTCCAACAGACAAGTGCTTGATGAAATACGCGCCAGCTCACTGAAAGTCTCAACGAACACGATTGAAAGTAACCCAGTGTTCGCACAGCTTAATTTAAAGCGCATGGACAGCATTGGGAGAAGCCGTAGCGCGTCCAAATCAATTTATCTCACATCAAGACACTTTGCTTTATTGGTCGCTTTACAGAGCGATTACGTGCGTTATAAGAATGAGAATATCGAGCGTGTTGATATCTTAAAAGATGCGCAAGTATTAACGACTGTATTGGTGGATGAATTGATGCAAGAAGACGTGCTTAAGCTATTTCACCCTAACAGCAACTTAAGGACACGAGCGCATGTTACTCAAACCCAACTTAACGGTTAAACACTCAAAACAAGATGGCTATGATGAACATGGCCAACCTTTGTTTTCACCAGAACGCACAATCAAATGTCGCGTGGTGCATTACCGCAAAAATAGCGTGAAGACTTCGGTTCGTGCGGATAGTTCGGCTTCAAGAGGCCGCGGCCAAGAACAGGTCTATGACGCCGTGGTGCTTTTTGACAGCAACTCGAACGTAGAAATTGATGACCGCGTTGTTATTTTTGGTGAAAAAATGAAGATTGAAGGCTTTGAGCCGCGTTTTAGCATTCACGGAAAGTTAGACCACATCGAAGCGAGATTAAACGTATGGCAATAACGGTATCAGGCGTTGAAGAATTGATGCTAAAGCTTTCGCAAACTGGTGAGCGCGCCATTCGAGGTGTGTCTGACGAAATTAAAGATGGTGCGAAAGACATTCAAGACCTTGCAAGACTGCAAGCGCCTGTAGATGAGGGCAATCTTGAGGATGCTATCAAAGTTGAGTTTGAGCGAACTGGTATTAATCGTCGAGTTGAGGCGTTTGTGTATGTTGATGGTGACCAAGAAGCCGATGACGGCAAAGTTGTCGGGGACTACGCGCCAAGAATGCACGAGGGGACTTACAACTTAGGGCCTCGTTCTAAAATCAAACAGTCGGCCGCTGGTGTAATTGTGGGTCGCAAGTTTCTTGAAAGAGCCGTGGACGACCTGGCTCCAAAAATTATCAATCGCGTGTATAGAGCGGTGAAAGGTGTAATCAAATGACTTTCTTGCAAGACTTGTTAGGGCGCCTGGAAGAAGAGGGTGTAGGTAAACGTTCGGGCAAAGATGGCACGTTGTTTGTAAACAGCATGCCGCAGTCAATCAAGTTAGGTGTAGCTTTGATGGGGAAGCTAACTGGTGACCCGATTGATTATGAATTACCCAAATACCGGAAGACCGGATTTCAGTTGGTAGTACGTGCGCAAAACTATCAACAAGGTGAAGAATTGGTTAAGGCTGCCGTAGAAGCGTTGACCATCACAAGACCAACAGCGCTGGAAGAGCATCGTGTGAATTACGTTCGACCAAAACACGATCCTGTTAGTTTTCCAGTGAGTGATGGCAATAACACTGAGTTCTCCGTCAATTTTGACGCAGTGTATGTAATAGTGTAGGATAGTATAGTAAGTCACGAGTGACTAAACACAAGTATCATAAGGAGATATTAAAATATGGCAAGCGATACCAAAAACGTAAAGCTTGGTGTTTGTAGCATTAACTTTGACGGTCAAGACTTGGGTTACACCCAGGGCGGCGTTGAGGTTATGGTAACTACTGACACCCATGAAGTAGAAGTGGATCAATTCGGTAAAACAATCGTTAACGAAATTATCATGAAGCGTAACGTCAAGGTGAAAGTACCTTTGGCCGAAACTACTTTGGATAACTTGGTAAAGATTATGCCGGGTGCAACTTTGACAACCGATGGTGCAAAAGCGAGCGGTTTAATCACTATCGCAACTCAACCAACTAACGGTCAAACAATCGTTGTTAACGGTAAGACAGTCACATTTAAAACTGTGGTTGCTGGCTTGCTTGATGTATTGATTGGCGCAACAACCGCAGCGACAGCCGCAAACTTGGCAGCGGTATTGAACGCATCTTTGGATGTAGCTTTGAGCGTGGCCGACTTTAGCGTGGCTGGTAGTGTGGTAACTGCGACATACGGTGAGCGTGGTGTAGCTGGTAACGCATTCACAATCGCAACTGGCACAGCAGGTGCGTCAGTAACAGTATCAGGCGCAACTTTGAGCGGTGGCGTGGCGGTAACGAAAGCGCGTGTTGATGTAACAACCGGCGTTGGCGTAAGTTTGTTGTCTATCGCTAAAACTTTGGTTTTACACCCAACTGCAAATGCTTCAAACGATTTGTCTGACGACTTTGTTGTTCCTTTGGCAGCTACCGCAGGCGCATTGCAGTTCAGCTACGAAGTGGATAAAGAGCGAACATACCCAGTAGAGTTTACTGGTTATCCAGACGGTCAAGGCAAGTTGTTCTATGTAGGTGACCCAAACGCAGCTTAACGACTGAATGGTTAAGTCATTTGTGACTTAGCAAAATCTAAACCGAAAAGCCCGCCTGTTTCTAAGGCGGGCTGAATCTTGAAGGAAAAAACATGAGTGATAAAACCAAATTCTTAAATCTTGACGAAGTTGCCGCACCACAAAAAACAGTAAAAATCGCTGGCAATGAATATCAAGTAATCGATATGACTGTGGAGAACTTTATTGAGACCACACGATTATCTCAAAGCGGTATTGAAGTGACCGCAGACGTGCAGTTTGAGCAAGCGGTAAAGATGCTGTCGCGCTATATCCCTGACGCACCCGAAGCTGTATTGCGCGGACTCACATTCCAAAAACTGGAAGTGCTAATGAAGTTTGTGACTGGCGAGCTTGAGGCTGAGCAAAAGGCTAAAGAGCAAGTAGAAGCGACCGGCACTACCGGCGAAGAAGCCTCAAAAAAGTAATCGAGCAAATTGATTTTGGCATGGCTTTCTGTCGAGTTATGCGTGGTTACACAATCGGATATAGGGAGGCTTTAACGCTCCCTATTCGCACATTCTGGTTCATGAATGCTTGCATCAATCGACTGGTGGCCGAAGAAGGTTTGCATCAGTTATCAGTATCGGCAGGAACCCAGTCCGCAGAGGGCTACGAGGCCGTAAGAAACAATTTAGTAAGTCAGATGGGTACTTTGATGAAGGAGGCACCGCAGTTGGACAGAGGCGGCTTGAATCAATTGAAGAGTATGTAAAAGGAACGGAGTAGGTGGATGAACGCTGGTGATATTAAAGTTGGGCTAACGCTCGACAACAACTCCTTCAAAGTGGAGATGCAGAGAGCTGGTGTTTTAATAAAACAGTTCCAGCAAAACCTGGAATCCACCTCGAAGTC